ATAGCAGACGTATCTTTATTATACCATAGTAGACTTAGGCTTACTTCAGAAACCTCGTACATAGCCCGTATACCGAGCCCATAAGTACCTACCTGAAGTTCATAGTTAAAACTAGGGTTCTTTTCCTTGTTCCTTCCAAACTTCATTCGCCACTTGTATGATGCACAGGTTTTTAGGTCAAATACTTCAGCGGAAACACAATCGTCACCTTCATAATTCAAAAGAGCAGCGTCTAGGTGACCTACTACATTCAATTCGGGAAGTATTATTTCTTTTTCTGTGAGAATTGTTACATCATCGTTCTTTTCTGCGTAAATATTCAATGCTTTTTCAATATCTGCATGAACTATTGTTCCAAGACGCAGTAGCCTCATTACTCTATCATCTAGTACATTCTGTTCGTAATCATCTTGTCTAAGCATATAATACTGTTTTCTGAAACAGCTACCTGCTGATGATGCACGAAAATAATCCTTGTGTTTGGGGTTTCTTTTTTGTTGCTCACCGTGAAGAAACTCACCATAAATTGATTCTATTTTACTCATTTATGTGTCCTAAAGTTAATAATATTAAGGTTTAAAGGCAACAGATAGATGTCATTGTGGATAACTGTCCTCAACAAAACAAGAAGGAATTGGGAGGGTTCTATCTGTTACCTTTTGAAATTAACCTATGTAAAATCCACCCGATTCATTACAAAAATCAGAGAATTCTTTTAGGTATTTTGTATTAAATGGATATGAAGAACCCCAATCTCGCCTCGAGTAAGTCTCGTCCCATCTCTTTTTATAAGATTCTGGGTAATCGCTTGGGGCAATATTCTTGTCTCCTGTCGCTTCTTCCACTTCTTTTTTCAACTTGTCAAGCTTTTTATCAACATTATCATTAATTTCCTTGCCTCTAGCCTGTGTTATGGCAATCTGCTCTTCATACTTCTTAGCAGAACCATTAGTAATTGCTTTATTCAGGCGAGTTGCAATTCTTTTTGATTTTGATTTATTGATAAAATGGTTGTCATTTGATGAACGATAGTCCATATCCTTATCAGTTAGTATGTCTCCACACTTCCTGCAAGTGAAATCCCATATAGGTCGCCACCACCATACATTTGCTCTGAAATAGTCGCCTTTTACCTTATTCTGAAAATCATTAACAGCATCGAAATGCTTTTTCTTTTCTTTTTCAGGTATATTGCTACGAGTCCAGTCAATCTTTGGTGCTGACAACCCTTTAGGATTCTCAGGATTTTTTCCATACAAATCAAATCCCATTCTTAACCTCCTTAAAATAGCCTAATTGGATTAGGGTTACGGTAATTAAAAATGTCTTCTATCATACGGAAGTATTCCTTTTGACTTTCCTGCTTGACGAATCGAGAAGGAACGAGTCCAACCTTATGTACGAAGACATTATGGTCGTAATCTGGATGTGTAAGAACATCTATATAAGCCAATATAAATGTACGATGACGAAAAACCTTGTCACTGTACTGTTTAAATTCACCTATTTGGTCAAGTAGCTTTTCTACAATCTCCAGACTTTGAGCGACTTTAAAATCGCCTCTTCTAAACTCTTTCATCACTCTCTTGGTGTGTTCACCTGAGAGCAATATTATGAGTGTAGACATTGGGTACGGATGCCGACTTCTAAAACCTGCTAGGATTTTATAATCATGGTATCCTTCAACACAATAATGGTTGAGAACATTCTCATATGACCATGCTTTTTGTGCTGAATTGTATCCACCTATATCAGATTTGGTCATTTTTGTATACACATAGTACACAGGCATTTGCAAATTAACACAAGCATGAAAGGTATGTTGACCTTCCATTATCTCGTATTGTCGATTTACTTTTATAGGATTTTCTTCTGTAAGGTTATTACGCTGAATTTCAGACATAATCTCCTTAACGTGATGTTCCAGTACGGGTCTATTAGATGCAACGAATTTGAACAAATCATAATCCTTTGTATTGAAGACAGTTACTGTTTTTTGGGTGTTGCGTTTGGTCATTATTAGACCTCCTCTTATTTAATCATTTTCAATAATATCATATCCGAATTTCCATCCACAATCTTCATCATAGATTGAAAACTCGTCTAATTTTATATTACTTACTAGTTCTTGAACATATTCTATGTCGTTTTTATCAATAGGATTCCAATATCCGTATCTAAGATACTTACGACCTGATAGGCTTTCCCTAAAATGAACATCACTGCGTTTGTAGCCCCTTATTACCAATAGAAGCTTAATCTTGTCTTCTTTTGGCTTGGTATGTGGGTACATATTCTCATATAGAGTGTCTATTTCTATTTCCATGAGTGTGTGTCCTTTCTTTGTTATTAAAAAATTTGCCTAGATTTGTCTAAATTGATACAGAAGACGGGTACTAGGCTACCTTAAGACGGTAGTAGCGGGGGTAGGAGTTGAACCTACTGGAGTCGGGATATGAGCCCAACATTGAACCGTCATTCCCCGCGATTGTTATTTCCATGACTGTTCATTCGCATAAGCATCTGCCCTATTCTCTAGGTCATCGAGATAGCCTTGCGAAAAGATATGTCTGTCCTGCCATAGTTTCATAAGAAACGCAACAAAAGCTATATGAATTAGTGCTGATATTGTAATCATAGTCCAATACATTGTCATTTCTCCTTTATGATGTTATTAATTATATCAAGAGTCTCAAGCATTATTATCCTTGAGTCTTCAAATCCACGGACATAATGGTCTTGTGGCTTAACTTTTTTAACAAATTGAATCAATTTCTTTATATTATTAAGTATGTCTTCTTGATAGTAAATGGTTCCTGTTTCAAAGCCCTTGTGTTGAGCGTATTCATCTTCATGATTAAGACATTCATCACACATTCTTTCTTCTGCATCGTATTGGTGGTCTTGAACCTGTTGACCACACATACTGCAAGTCCAGTACATTGTTGTTCCTCCTATTACATTAAAAGTTTAACAAACCTGAGATTATAGTTTGTTGTAAGATTGCTTTGAAGACATTATTGGTTCTTCTTTTTATCCACTACTCTTTCGAATAGTACAACCTTAGTCACAATGGGTTAGACCCATCACTCCTTACAGCATGAGTTATCTTTGCAAGTAATCAGTTCAGTACTAGGGTCGCCCCCGTCTAATGGTTTCAAAACCAACCTGACCTTTCATCACAAACTATACGCCTTGCGAGCGGTATAGCACCTATTGTTTCAAGGTAGAGTGACCTATGACTCATACGTTCAAAGACTTTCGCAATGCCTCTCGGCACTAAGCAATCGTTATTTAGTAAGATTAACTTTATTTAATGCTAGTATGATAGGGTGTATTACCTGCTTCGAATTGTAGTTTAATCTCTTTCGAGACTCTATGCTACGAGGTAACACTAAGTTTCATCCTCGTCAAAGGATAAGTTACTTGGTATTCCGTACCTTTATATCTTGCATTACTGCTAAGATTAAGTATGTGGAACTGATTATAAGATTTGCTGACGAACTTCACTCATAACCTATGGATTTCCTTATTGTAGTTTCCTACTCACTCGACTCTATCAAACCGAGATATACAACCAACGCCTGCTCAAAGAGACTTAACGTGGTAATATATATTATCCATTTGCATACACAAACACACCGAAGTATGTCGCCTACTGGGTCACTAACAACCTTTTCGACTTTATCCCTATTACTAGGTTTATCTAACGACTATATGCAGCCGAGCGTTTAGTGTCTGCTAAGACAAATCTTTTAGGGAGACTTATAATCAATCTTGAAAAGAATGTATGCTCCCATTGTACAAATTATTAAAAGGGCGTTGTTAACTATCTCTAAGAATAGCCTCGTTATTAGTTCATTCTGACGTAATAACTCCAACAACCTTACCTTTTAAAACCTAATGATAATAACTATATGATGGGTCTGCCAATATAAATATCGACATGATTACCCAAAATGATAATAGTACACCTATGATGGTTAAGCCAAATATAGCCCATTGAACCATCTGTCCATTATTTGTATGATTATACCAATAGTTAAAACCATAAGTACGCAGTATTGGGAAGAACCATTTCAATTTCTTTGGTGGATTACCTGTGAAAAATCCTTTAATGTGTTGCTTGTTGCTCATTGTCAACTCCCTATGGTTAGTACTGCTACCCATTCAAACATCACCCAAATGAATAGACACAAACAAATTGCATACATCAAGAGAGTGATTTCTTCCATTATATCATTCCTCATCCCTTACTCCTTATTAGTTTCATATTAGAGTAATGCTCCCATGTCTCACCCAATTCAGAATTGGTCATAGCCTTGAGTTCGGCTATTGTAAAGATTATACCTTTACCTGTTACTTGATAAAGGGCGAGAATAACCATCTCTCTTGTTATGCCTTGTGGTTCGTGCATATTAACTCCTTTATTATTAAAAATGTTGGTAGGCGAGAGTTAAGTCTCATTAAACCAAGGATATCTCCCGCTTGCGTCATCACGTTGATGAACCACATATCTGTGGCGTTGACCGTACCTACTATTATGCTTTAGGGTCTTACGCCAATTCGCATGGCAAGTGAACCCATTAACTCTGGAACGCATGGTATTTATAGTCCATCGACTTAGACTTGATGTTATAGCCCATGTTATATATGAAATACATATAATAATGGGGAAGTACGAGCCTTTTAACGTCTTGCTTAGGACTGAATCTAATAACACGAAGATAATACCCTCCCTATCTTGTTTTGTTATTGTATAAATGTATGTATTATGAACCACATAATGAGAAATAACGTGCCGAAGGCACCGAGTTTTGTTGCTTTAACCTTTGAAAGGAAAAGGAAAATGGGATGAAATGAAACACTTGCGCTTTCACCTGCTTTGTGTTGTTTCATCCCCTTTCATAACTAATCTTCCTTTGAAGTGGCATCATCGTCCGACTCAGGAGCAACACCTGCAAACTCATCACGAAGCTTAGCCTCTTCTTTTTCAAGAAGGACTGCAGCGTTCATGGAGTTGCGAATGTTCTCAGGAGTCCAAAACTGAATAGCACCGTCCGTACCGTCGCCTTTTACAAAGCAGATACCTTGGACTTTAGTGCCATCAGGTTTGGCGATTACTCTGTCTGAAACCTTAAGTTTCATTAGAGAATCACGACCGTTGATAACCAATGATACTTTCACGTCTTTGTACATAAGTACTCCTTGTGATGGGACGCTCATGGAATGAACCATAGCTTTAGAAAGCCGTCCCAGTTATCAAAAGTTAACTAAAATCACGAATTGAATAATCCGTCTTAAGGGGTACTATGGTTGAATATAGGAGCATATCATTTTGCTATATTTTTCTTCAGTATAACATGGGCATTTAGTACTTGCATGGTGCTTGACTTATAATGTACCTTCGAGGGTGAGTAGGGTGGGAAATTAGTTAATAATAAAGGTGTCAAAAATGAGTAAGGATACTGGAGTAATCACTTCAAGAGAGTTAGATAGAGGCAATGCACTTACAGGCGTAGCCCGTATCCAACATGAAGCAGCAGTCCAAAGGGAGCTAGAATCTATACGAGCAGAGCGTCTTCTAGAGAAGGAACTCAGTAATGAAGTAGAGAAAAAAATGAAAGCTAAATCCAAGAGGACTCCAAGTGGGAAGAAAAATAAGAAATGACGATGGTGTAATCGAGCGACTAAAAGACCAAGATTTAGATGTAATGTATAAAGTCCTCGAGAACGCATCTAAGGAGGAAGTCCCAATAGAAGTAGATGGCATGGTCTACCTTATCCCAAAACCAATAAGCGACCTTATAGATTCTTTAGCAATTCAAGCGGGTATTGATAGCCCTGTGGAAATAGAGAATGAAGCATAAAAAGATTAAGGGCATCAAGCACTTAGTATTTGAAGATATAAAAGATTATAATTCCCATTTTGGGAAACAAGCAAAGCCACCTATTGATGACTGGCGTGTAGGTAAAGAAAAAGATTGGGTTATAGCGGATGATGGTGGTATAATACAGTTACTTAAAGTATCCAATAACATTTCACATCCCAATGACAGACCAAATTATAAATTGTCTAAAGGATGGCTTAGAACTGTTGTTGGTACTTTTCTCATTAGGGATAAAACCTTAATGGATACGGATTTCGATAAACACCCAAATAGGTATACTTTTTCTAAAAAAATCAAGAATACAAACAGTCGAGTCTACAAGAGGGAGAAAGCCACTAGAAAAGAAAAAGAATTCGCTACCCATGTAGTTGTAGGAGAAACTGCTGTCGGGGCATATATGAAATCCTTTAATGAGAACGATGAAAATAAGGCTCAGAAAAAAGCAGCGATACTTTTAAAGCAAAGGAGAATTATGAGTGAAATAGAAGCAAGTGCCTTAGAGGTGGCAAAAGAATTAGGAGTAGACCATAGATATATATTAAGGTCGTTGAAATGTTTAGCAGAAAACTCAGGAGATGACAATATACAATTACAAGCAGTAAAAGAACTTGGCAAGGCAATAGGGACACTTGGCATGACTAAGAAAATCGAGACAGGGGTAGTAGGGATGTTTCAAGGATTTTCGCAAGAGCAACTACAAGGAGCAACGAGGGAGTTAATAGCGGATAAGGAAATAAAATAAATGAGATGTCCACTTTGCAATTCATTACACACAAAGAAAAATGGCACCAAACTCTTAACAACTGGAAACAGGACTCAAGAGTTTCAATGTAGAGACTGTAAGAAATACTTTTCTCTTCAGATTAGCGTTAATAGCATACATCAATTAAAAGCAGTTGAGCCTGGGGATATACTAGAAGTAGACGGAGGGAAAGTACTAAGGATACACGGGCTTACAGATGTTCATGTAGGGGCAGTTGAGCATGATTTTAAAAAGCTTCAAGAGGCTATTGATATAATAGAAAAAGACGATGATGCTAGGTGGTTTGGCAATGGAGACTTATTAGAATTAATTCCGCCTCATTATAAAATCAATCAAAGGGGACAGAACATTCCCCCAGAAGAACAATACCTAGAGTTCTCTAGACTAGTAGCCCCCATAAAAGATAAATGCTTATTTATTAGGGGAGGAAACCATGACTACATACGCTCTTTTAATATCTTAGACTTTGATGTATGTAAAGTATTGGCAAAAGAATTAGGTGTTCCATACTACAGGATGCCCGGCTATACAAAGATTAACGTAGCAGGGAGTTCTTATAACCTTGTCTCTGGTCATGGAAAGTCAGGAGGAGCGAATGGAGATATGGAATTAAATAAAATGGCTGCTGTCTACAGTGAGGGAGATGTATTTTTCTTAGGTCATAATCATCAATTATATGTCAAGCCTATGGACAGTTTAATCATAGGGACAGATGGCACAGAAGAGATGAAGAGAAGATGGTACATAAGAGGAGGCTCATTTCTTAGGTATGCAGATTATGCAAGATACTCGTTCTTCCCTATAATAAGGACTGGCTGGGTTACTATAGAATTTAAAGAAGAAGGTATCCACTGCTGGGAAAATTAAGTGTACGAAGAGTCTCAAGATGAAGAATTCGGAGTGAATTTTGAAAAAATTTTTAAATCAAACAGGGGAAGTAAAATGGTTATGGCAAAAAAGAAAAAAGCACTAAAGCAACCAACTAAGGCTGTAATGGTCGAAGCGATTGTAAATCTAGAAAAAGGGCTAGAAAGTATATTTAACAAGGTGATGATTCTTGATGACGCTGTTCGCCAATACATCGGATACAAAAAAGATGGCGATAAATTTCAAAAGGTCTTAGATAAGGTTTATAAAAAGCGACAAGAGGAAATAGATGCAATTGCTGAAGCAAAATCCGCAGAAAGCGGAGG